TATTTTTCATAAATTACTATTAATGTATTGTGCCGCTGCTTCATAATCTTCTTTTTTCATGTTAAGACGAATCGAAAATGTGTCATCTAAGGTTTGATTAACCTTATGCAACCAATTCCTTCCCGCACTAAATCGTGATAACCATTCCATAAATAACATAGGGGCATTGCCGTATTTGGGCAATACTAAACACCAGCCGTTTGAGTATTTTACTTCTGCTTTCATTTTTTCTTTAGTTGTTTTTTATTTTTCATAGTTCCTATTTAGAATCGAATCTCACGGCTGAACCGATAGGAAACCTGTCCTGCTGACTTAGCAGAACAGCAGGATTATCTTTCAAAGAAAGAACAATATCTTTCTTCTCCGTCTTCCGAATTTACATAAACCATGTGCCCTACCGAGTCGGAAACACATTCAATATCCACTCTATATCCTTTTTTAACATTGGGATTGCAACTCATTATCTGCTTTGATACCCAGTAAATGTCACCATCATCTTCTTTGATAAATGCGCTTCCGTTTTTTATTTCAACCACTTCGCCAATTATTAGATTGTATAAATCTAAATGACTGTGGATTTGCTTTGTAATTGGGAGATTTGTTTTTTTCATTGTGCTAAGTTTTAGTTCAGCAGGTCGGCTGCTTTGCCCGTTTGTGAATCATTCACACTGCAATATTACGAATATTATTTGAATTAGATTACATTTAATTACACATTTTATTAACAATTAACGTAACTTGTTGATTATCAAGGCAAATAATTTTCAAAGGCCATCGTAAAAAGTAGCAGTAGCCGAGCAAATCGGGAATTTTGCCTAAGTTCAGTTACCCTATGCGTTTGCAACCGCCTGAACATTCTATTTAGAGCTACTGCATATAAAAGAATTATTTAGTTCACTCGTTTATTGCTCTTTTTGACTTTAACTTACAAGAACATTCAGCAATCTATCTACGCCTATTGCAAATCCAATACCACCTTCGTATTTCCCACCACCACAAATCTGTTTACTACTTCCAAGCTTATAATAATAAATTTCAAATCCCCTGCCTTCTTCGTAATAATCTAATCCTCGAGCAGCACTCCTGTTTATTTCAAACCCTTCAATCCCGAAACATTTAATCAATTCACTTGCATCGGTAATAAGTTCTTCTAAATAATTTTTTGAAGGATTAATTATTTCAACGCCTAATTGTGTGAACTGACGATACCTACCAGCTTGTGGTCTTTCACCTCTAAAACATTCCTGCACATAAAATAATTTAATGTCTTTTTGGTATTTGAATATTGTATTTGCCAATTTTTGAATGACCGCAGTATATTCTGGAGCAAGGCAAATGCTTCTGCTTCCTCTATCGGTAAAATTGAACATCAAATTATTGTTTTCTTCACCAACCTTTCCGCTAAATGTTTCTTGGTATTGAATTATCGGAATTGATATTTCCTGATAACCTTTTTCAATAAGGTATTTAACCATCAGATTTGTAATGGCTCGCTTTTCATTTCCTATTAGAATCCTCGTGCCTTTATAGGTTGTTTCTTTTATCTCCTTCATATTTGAAAACTAAAACTAACACGTTAACGAAAAGGTCTTTTACTCGCCACATTTCTATGTCCTTATTTTTGCAATACGATTATATCTTTCAATCAATCTTTTTATGCAGCGATTAATAATATCAATATTGTTGATATATTTTTGTTTCAATTCAGGGAATAAACCTGCAAAGCCATCAATGCTTTCAATTCTGTTTTTTTTGCGTTCTTCAAAATATTTTATCGCATAAAGTATTTCAATGCAACGCTCGTGTTTTTTAATTAATGATTCGGTATTCATACCGTCTGAAACAATGTCTGATATTTCACTTTCTTTTAGATTAATATTTTTCATGGAACGAATTTAATTAATTATTTTTTAAAAATACTTTGTATTCAAATAATTCTTAATCCTCTCTTTTCGGCATAGCGTTTTAAAATATGTTTTATCTGAAATAAGTTTATTGTATTTATTTTTATTCTGTATTTCACTTTGTAATTTTAGTTTAAAACATTCCACAAACATTTCCTTTTCTTCGTTGGTATCTTTTATCTCGCCTATTGCTTCTAAATGTTTAAACAGCTTGTCCCAGTCCCAGATGTGGGGAATTGATTTTAATGTTTCAAGTTGATTAATAAATAGCTTGTACGATTCTTCGGGACTTATACTATCATTTTTCTTTTCTTCGAGTGCCACAAACGGCTTTATCTCTGCTGCTTTTTCATGTTTGTGCTTCTTGTATGCTGATATTACACGCCCGAATAATTCAGCATTGAACACCTGATTGTAAAGGTCTGTTTTAACATCAAGTTGACCTGCCACCGCCATAGAAAAGGCTTCTTTCATTTCTTCGTATTTAAGTTTAGAATGATAGTTATTGATAAAATCAAACAACACCTCTTTTGCAAAGCCTGTTGGTATTTTGCTTTCGGGTAAACCTATCAACGTGAACACATACATAAGCGTTGCTGTAAGTTCAGGATTGTGCAAACTCTTTGTATTTTTTCTCGATTCGCTGCTGCAATGTAAGTCCATTTTTTTGTTGTTTTAATTCTTGTTCATATTCTTGTTTTAGTTTTGGATTGCCTTCTTTAAGGTCGCGAAGCATCCAATTCTTTACTGTTGCTATCCAGTCTTTTTTCATGTGACCTTGTGCCGACCAGTTCTTTATGACTTCGTAGTAGTATGCTGTGTCGAAGCATTTGTATTTCTCATCCTGTTGCAATGCAATGTCGAACTGTTTAAAATCAAAAAATACGCTGCTCTTAAATAATATCTTTTCCTTTACCTTTTTCCTTTTACCATTACCATTACCATTTACCTTAATGATTGGTTTATCATTAAATAATGATTGGTCTATCATATTGTTAAGATTGTATTTTTGTAACTCTCTTCTTACTGCTACAATCATGGGCTTGTTTGATAATAAGCCACTTGGGTATTGTATCCTCAAAAAATTAGGAATGAAATAATGCTTGCCCAAATCAATTATTTTTGCGCCAAAAATTTCTTTAAATTTTTTTTCATCAAGTTCCGTGTTGCAAAAATAATTCAAATGCCGGAATCCCTTTTCCCATAAACCAGCGATAGAACAATTATCTATTATATATAACCAAACGATTCGATAATCATTGCTTAATGATAGAAACCAGTCATCCTTCCATTTGTTTGTTTCTGTAAATCGTAAACTCATTTTTTTAAAAAAAGATACCCCTACTCATTCAAAGGTCGAGATGTGCGCTGCGGTGCGCAGGTTCTTTAAATTTTCAGGGCTTTAAATTTCATAATATCTCGACTTTGCAAAAGTATAAATTTTTATATTCTTATAACAAGTTAACTAAATTATCTTAATTTTATTTTTACTTTATTAATTTTCAAAATGTTAAAAATAAAAAAATGGCGCTAATAAATGAGTTAGCGGTCATTGCTTGCTACGGTATTTGCTAAAATCATAGCCACTACCATCATTATACTTTTTCACTTTAAGCAACTTGCCAAGCCGTGCTTCATTTATCTTGTGTCCTTCGTAATCTCTGCAACATGAACACCCTTCTTTTCTCATATAGTCGGCTACGGCTTGTCTTATATCCGCAAGCAACGAACCGCTAACACGGGCTTTCTGCAAGTTTTTTGCATGCCATTCCCTCGTTTTATGCACCATCATTTCAAGTGCCTGTATGATATGCCGTTTATCAAAATCAACTCCGTATTTTGGTCTGCCTATGCCCCCAAAAATATACTCCTCGTATATCTTTTCGGCTAATTGTTTTATTTCCTTTTGTGTCATATAATTAAGTTTTAGTTTTCAATCCGCAAAAAATCTGACAGAAAGCCCCGATGCGTTAGCGGTCATGGCTTGCTGACTACTAACTTGATACTTTCCGTTTTTTTATCAAAAATGGCATGAAACCTATCGCCATCTATAATTTTCCCAATTCGGATTTCACCATCATCTTTTAAGCATGATGCATCAACTAACCAGTGCTTTCTTTTTTTACCAGTGGTTTCAGAAATCCAAATTGTAAAACCATCTGCACTTTCGGTAATCTCTAACCTTTTCAGGTCTTTCTTTGCCATTTTTTTCATTTGTATATGTATTTAAGTTTTTACTTCTAAATCGCCACGAACCGCTAACAAGGGGTTTGTGAAATTTGCCCCTTTGAGCTTACTGCTAACATTGAAAGTTTGGAGTAGGGCAAACTATCACAAACCCCCGATACGTTAGCGGTAATGCCTACCAGACGTCTTCGCTGAACAATGTTTCTTTTAATTCTTTCGTTTGGCCAGCAGCAAATGCAATTTGTGCAGCTTCTTTTCTTCCAATAAACCTGTTATTAGATGTAAGGAAACCTTGCTCATATTCTCCGCAATCTTTTGTTTTAGTAGAATATCCTGACAAATAAATTAAAGTAAGTATGCAGTTATAGTGTCTATGTCCGCAAATAACAACACCTTCGCTTATATTACTTACTATCGTTTTTTCATGTATGCTAAATTCAGATGGAACAGCTTTGATTTTCTTGTACCAAATAGCTGAACAAAGTATGCGTTCAGGCACTACCGATAACAATGGGTTTGCAATAGCGGGCTGTGCTTCGTTGACAGTTTCATTTTTAATTTTTGAGTTCATATCTTCGTTTTTATTTTAGTGGAAGCTCGCCATCGCAAACCCCCGAATCGCTAACAGGGGGTTGGCGAAATAAAATACTGCCGCCTTCCTCCACTTCATCCTGCTTCGTAAAAATGAACGATTCGGTAATCATTGCTTAATGATAAAAACCAGTCGTCCTTCCATTTGTTTGTTTCTGTAAATCGTAAACTCATTTTATTTTATTAATAGCTTCCAACAATACTCCTCGCGACCATAATTACCGATACGTTTTATATTTGTTTTAACAAGAAGATTTCTTTTCGTCAAAGTATTAATAGCTCTTCTTACGGATGTAATCGGGGTATTAATTGTAAATAAAGCATTCCAGACTTGGGTGGGACTTAAAGGAAGTGCTTTTTTCTTTTTAAAGTAAGAAAGTATAATTTCGTCTTGCGCCTGTGCTTTTAAAACATTTTTTACTAATTTCTTACCACGCTCATTTGTCGTGTTGAAAAAGTTTGTCTCCTGCTTTAAAGCATAAACAGAACACTCTTTAAATAGCTCAAGTTGATTGCTCATTTGATTGTCTTTTAAATTATCAATTATAGAAATATTATTGCACTATACACTTCAAACTTCTTTTAATGATTTAAGATGACTCAAATGACTACGCAAGGCATCTACAACATCTTCGCTTGCTTTTAACACATGACGAAGAAAAACTAATTCTGGCACTTTTATATCAGCTATATTCGATGCTCTACTTATATTTTTACCGTTAAACTCGCCAACTTTTTCAAAAACAATGCTCTGCCATTTTTTGTAATATTCCGCTTTAACTTCTGCAAGTGTGAATTGATGTGTGGTTATTATCTGCAACCATCTAACCATGTCATCACCTGTTGGGTCTTTCATTTCCCTGTATTCTTTCACGGCTCTTCGTATCGCTTCGAGGGATTCTGTCATTTTCTATTATCTTTTTCTATTTGCAACAACTTATTTTTAATGTCGGTTTGATTGTAATTATTACCCGATGAAATAGGGTCTAATTGATTCAACTTTAAATCTTCAATTAAATTAGTTGCTTGTTCACGTGAATAAGTTGTGAGATTGTTAGATATAAATTGTATTTTTTCTGGCGAATAGGTACAACTCATTAAAAGTTGTTCAATTAAATTGATTTGATTATCCGAAATTTTATAATCGGAATTATCAAGCTCAATAGCATTATAAAGCTTATCCCACATTTCAGTTTTCGGCAAATATTTGCAAAGCCTTTTGATAACAGTCTTTCTGCTCATTTCAGATTCATCGGAAACCCAAATACAAGATTTTGCTTTGCCCAAAAGATATGCCTTGTAACTTTCAGACTTATCTCGTATCTCAAAAATTTCATCCATTGTCATTACTTCAATCTGTTTTGTTCCGTTCTGCAAAACGGCTACTGCATAAACACCCTTCATATTTCCCCTGTCTTTACCTAATAAAGGCTTATGAATGATGTCGGGATTAGTTCCCAACTCGTAATTAAACTCATCGTTATGGTAAATAATGTGTGAATAAATGGATTTTACACTGCCTGTATCGGTTGCAAGTTTAACCAAGCCCATATATGATGGTTCTAAACAACAAACAACTCCCTTATCTCGCACAAAACGAGGAACTAAATAAGCAAGCTTAGAGACCGGATTAAGGGTTAATCCTGTTTGTGCTACATTCAAAACCGCCTCAAGTATTGATGATTTGTCCGCACTTGCTAAATACGAATTTCGACTCAAATGTTGAAGCGCAAATGAAGCCTCTTTATTAAAAGTAACTTCATCAACAACTGAAATGAATTTTTCTTTTATCGGTTTAAATAAATCTGATGTTAATTCTTTTTTATCCATAGTTTAAAATGGCATATCATCGCCACTATCGTTGTTTTGTTGTTTATATTGTCCCTCCCAAATAGTCTTTCCGTTGCCGATGTATTTTTTCTTTTCTTTTGTCTCTCGTTGTTCTTTGGTTTGCCCTTCTATAATCGCAACATCTTGATTGAACTTGTCCTTTGTATCATTACATATAATTATAATGTTGTAATACTCTGCGTTGTTTTTCCCGATAACGATTTTTGTTTTGTCGATTTTTTTCAAATCAATGCTTGCACTTATAATTTTCGCCATTTGTTTTTATAGTTTGGTTAGTTCTAATTTAAAAGATTCAATACAATCGGTGTGCAAAATATCTTCGCCTTTTATTCCGAATGTTGTGTTTGTTACTCGTTGCAAATCATATCCAAATGTTCCTATGTTCCCGCAAAATAAACATTCTCCTGTTAACAACTCAATATCATCCTCTTCATCTGTTAATCCGTAACTCATTTCCAAAAGTCCTCCAAAATTTTTCGTTGCTTTTCCTCATCTTCTTCGAGAAGGAGCTCTGTGATAATATCAATAGCTACATACGCCTTGTCATCAAATGCTATGCGTAAAGCCTGTTCATCCGGCAAGCCGGCTTCCAGAAGCATTAAATGGTCGTACAAGGAATTAATCAATATTTTGAATTTGCCTGTCATACTTTTTGGTTTTTAAATGGTCTGTTTGTTCTTCTTTTCACTCTTAATAAATAGAGAAGTAATTTTATCATGGCGCAAATATAAATATTATTTTTTAATTTACAACTAATTAAATTAATTTTTTTTAAAAAATATTTTTTTACAAACTGATTCACCGTTACTTCATCTTATTCCCATTATTTTTTTTCAGTAATCTCGTCAGAATATATCATCTTTGGGTTCACACGACAAATTCGCAGAATATTACGCCTAATCAACTGCGACACTCTTTGTCTGGTAATCTTTTTACCAAGATATAAACCACTATCGCAATAGTCTATTATAAACATAGGAATAACAGACCTCTTTATCTTGTACTTTATCGCTCTTCTTGCCATTGTTCTTTAAAAATTTTCAGCAAATGTAAATATTTTTTTTTAATTTACAACTAATTAAATTAATTTTTTTTAAAAAAAATAAGTTCATATCATAATAATATCGTAATCCAGATAATCACAATCGCATTCGCAATCTTCCAATGGTAAGCCACATTGATCGCAAACATCCACCTCGCTAATGTTCAGGGCGATGTGCAGCACTTGCAAGTATTTCGCCTTTTCTTTCATTGTATTTCTTTTTGAATGTTTCATATTTAAAATTAGCCATTATTGCTTCTCCATTCATCATAGCCATCACGGTAACATCTCTTCCAAGATAGGTAGAGGCATAATAGTAATCTATTTCATTAAAACGCAATGTTGCATTTACTGGCTCTGGCGTATCTCCACTCTCGCCTTCTATTAAGATGTCTATTTCAAATTCAGGGTCAATCATAATATTTTTCCATTATATATCCGATAATTTTTCAGGCTGAAGTTTCCTGAATTATCTATAATAGCATGTGCAAATCCGTGACCATAATTATTGCAATGCGGGAAGTAATCTGGACTAAGCTCACACAGACACCCTGTACTCCAACAAGTCACAATGCTTCCGTCAAGATTCGTCTCTGTCGTTTCGCTAATTTTATGGGTATGTCCGCAAACGGAACTCATCTTTGTTTTCATATAGATTTTCCGAGACGGGCTTTCAGGAGAATAGCTGCCTCTAAAGATGGTATGTCCGTGAAAGATATTTAACTTACCCGCTTTGGTAATTTGCTTATCGCCAATTTCTGTTATGCGCAACCTTGCAAAGCCAAGCCTGTTTGATAATTCGTAATACTCATCGCCAAATAATTCAGGGCATTTTATCTTTAGAAAGGATTCGTAACGAATATCATGGTTGCCCCAATGTACATATATGCTTGCTTTGCTAAATGACTTCCTAAGGTTAGTAAGAAAGATTAATCCTGTTTCTATCTCCTGAACAAAGGAGCGTTTGCGCGGGTCTTTGTCGTATTTACTGATAGCATGAAAATCGAAGAGGTCGCCATTAATAAATATTGTATTAATCCTATTCTTTTTACCGTAATCTAACGCTGCTTGTATCGCAGCATTTTCCTGATAGGGAATATGTAAATCTGAAAGTATTAAAATGTTGTCGCAAACTTTGGGCAATAAAAAAGGCTTTCTTTTTTCAGAATAGCTTTCCGGCAACCCATACGGATTATTTTTTGTGAAAATGCTTTTGGGCAACATATACTCCTCTTTTATATAAGCATTCCTATTGCTATCTCCCTTTCTTTTTAATCCGCCCCTGTAATCACACACTCTCTTTCTGGCGGATTCTGCTGAAGTAAATAGCATGGGATAATCCCTAAACAATAATGCACCTAATGCCCTGTTGCTTGTGTTAGGGTACTTTTTGGCGTATTCATATACCTTTTCCCCAGATATACTTCTCGGCATTACGCAAGACCTAAAGTGCCTATCTTAGTAAGTAAATCAAGAATGTCGTCAATGCTTACATTAAAATGCTTTGCAACCCATAACACTCCTAACACGGCTGCAAATTCAACGGCAAACCACAATAGCCTTTCTATGTTTATTGTTTTTTTTTCTTTTACTTCCTCTACTATCTTCCGAGCAGAGTTAACAAGTGGCAATGATTTGCCAATAGATTTTAAAAGGTTCACACCTAATGGAATTACTTTTTTCATTTTATTTGTTTTTGGTTTATATTTATTAATCATGCTGCTATAGCCGTTTCTATTTTATCAACTCTTTTTTCCAACTCCTCATGCTTTGTGCCATGAACTTGTAATGCTGTCTTTATCTCCCCTACATCCTTCTGCAATCTGTCGAGCGTTCTTGTTAATCTATTCAATAAAAATACAGATAAAAATCCCAAAACACCCAAAAGAGTGCCACAACTCCAAATTAAAATTTTCATATCAACTACTGTCATCTCACCATCCATAAGTGCCAAAGGCTGTTGATAAATCTTCCCCCATCTCTTTATATCCCGATGCTTCATAATGATGTAAGTCAACCTGTAACGTATATCCTGTTGGGTCTAATGTTCTATAATTTGTACCTAAATTAGACGCTACTGTATTCATTGCCGTATTAATAGTAGCTAATCGTGTTGCATTATATGATGTGTCTGTTCCCAATTTAATAAACATCCATCTTTTCGTTGCTGATGTTAACGCTGTGCCAGAAAAGTTAGCGTTTATCTTGTTGACAAAATTTGTCAAATTGGTTTCATAAGCATTCGCATAGGCATCATCGGATGTGTCTGCCTCACCTTGCTTCCAAATGAAAATTAACTCATAACTCCTTATGCCAAGTGTATTCCAAGCATAAGCTAACGCATTGTTGAAGGTGCTGATAGCCTTGTCACAACTCTCCCCGCTATTGGAAGGAAACCAATCTTCTGCACCTCCCGTCTCACTCGCCAAACGTGAGTCGCCAATAGAATACATCATAGCATATATCGTTCCCCCATTGCGTATCTGTTCGTTATACACAAGTGCGGGTGCTGCTCCATGAAAGGCATCATTGTTGGGGTAGCTTTGGTTTACGCCAACATCAAAATTAGAAAATGTTGTTCCATCCCAAATCTTTACATTCTGCATTTCCCCCGAAAGTGAAGGATGACAGTCTGCATTTGGTGCTGCGCCTCTGCTGTTGGATTGTCCAATGAAAATATAAAATTTTGCCATCTATCTTCCTCCGCTTATAATGTTTGCATTTAATGTATCTATAAGTCCGCTCAACACATCGCAATCTCCTGTTGTCAACCCTTCAAAGACCCATGCGCCCGACAACTGCCTCGATGAAAAGAGGTCTGCCACGCCCGCGTTGTTTCTCGCACCTATGTATAGCTCATGTGTTGGGTTGGTGCTGCCATGTGCTGCTGCACTTGTAGCCAATGAGCTTGTATTCCTTCTGATATATCTGCTGCTCGAAGAGATAGCACCAAAAAAATAATTTCCCGATGAATCAGTATTCGTCCCCGTATAAGATGAAGCGTTTGTGTACGCATTGTGTTGTATAATATTGGTTGCCTTCCTTAATTGAAGGAATATCTGTGAAGAAGTGGAGGACGATACGCCAATATCACATCCTGTGTTTTCAACATTTGTACGACTCCTTACGCCTAATGTGATGTCGTCAATAGTTAAAACAGCACTCGGTATAAGTCCTGTCTGTAAAAATTGAGTCGTTCCGTTAAACTGCCATCCGTTGGTGCTGAATGAAGGTGCTGCCGTTGCACTTAATAAATAAGAGCTTGACTTTAGATTATGTAAAGATGCGCCATACGATGTTGGCGAACAACCCCAAAAAGCAATACACGGAGTCCAAAGAGAATTGTTTTTTAAAGCCAAAACAAAAGTGTTCCACGCACCCTTTTCGGTAGTGTCTGTTATCCCTGCACGAGTGAAAAAAGACTCCGCATCCGCATCATAAGATACGCCAGAACGTATAAAAGGTACTCCTATAGCATTTCCAAACATTATGCAAGTTGTTCGGTTAAATAAATAATTGCAGAGCCGGAAGCAAGCTTTATTTTTGAAAAATACCTATCTCTTTCATTATCATTGCTTTTATTTGGAGATATAGTTATTAACGCCCCTTGCTTCAATGTTTTGGAATTTAAAAGACGCTCTTCCAAAGCATCTTCGGCAGTATCATTATCATTTTCTTTCCATTCTAATTTCGAGAATACGGTATCCTCCTGAATGACTATAGAATGAAACTTGTAGTTGTATTCCGTTGTTCCTGATATATGTACACAATCGGATTCTATCATTCTTGTTAAAGCGTCTGTTTTACTCATTTTTTAGCAGTTAGTTGTTAGACATGATTTATTAATTATTAATTTGAAATTAAAGCTCACAGATAAATAAGAATACTTATATTTTATATTTTTGAAATCTACACCCTCATACTCTTCATTAAGAATTACTTTATTATCTGTGATATAGTTTGTCGCTGTTATTTCGCAAAGTTTCGCACCTATTTGTTTTTTAAGTGTTGAATCAGAAATTGTTAATGTCTTTATAATTGTTTCTGCTATTCTGTCATCTGAATAGCAATCGTCTTTCTGTAACTTTTCTTTAGGTACAAATGCCACAAACTTCATTGGATAACTTACTGTCATCTCGAATCCGCAAGCGGGAAATGACTCAACAGAATTATCTATTGAAACATTTCCGGCTTTTCTCCAATAAGCAAGTCCGTTATATTTATCCGGCTTGGTAACTTCTTCCCAATTCGATTTTGTGCAATATGCTTTGGGCGTTGTTTTACCTGATGAATTAGCAACAAGTTCGGCAAGTTCAAACACCTTCTCAAAGTAATTTGTAGCTTCTAATTTTGTATTAAGATATGTTATTATCTTTTCAAGCATTTGGGAATAGTCGTTTATGTGCTAACTTCAATTCAAATATTGCTACTTCTCTTAAATTGTTTTTTTCTTCTTTCGTCAAATCAAATATTTTCCCGTATTTTATCTCAAGCCCTTCTTTCTTCCTTACGTTTTCCTCTCGTTTTAACATTGTAATATAATGACGACTCGTTAATTGTATCGGCTTTGCTTTGGCTATTGTATTTGACGTTTTGCTTAACTCAACATTACTAAAATCACTTTGCAAATCATTTGTCAATCGAATGTTTACAAAAGAAGATTCTCTATTCATTGCTGCACGAAAAGCCTTGTAACTTTCGTAATATCCAGACTTAATAGTCTTTCCTTTTTTCCCTTTATGATTCACCCTTTTAGGTGCTGCATTATCGGATACATAAATGGGCTTTGTACTTTCATAAGTACCTATCTTATTCCCGTCAGATGCCAAACCATCCTGAAATATGCGCTTGGCTTGTTTTTGTACGGTATCACGAACAGCTATTTCAAATGGATTCCCTTTTGTCTCTAAAATATTAACCATTTGCTCTAACTTTTTTTTAAATTCCTGTATTGTCAATTTTTAAAGATTTTAAAATGTATCGTTTCATAAACAAATATTGAATCACGATATTTAAACTTTTCAATTATCACAGAATCACAATAACCCCCAATATGATAATTACTAATTAATGTATCTAATATTTCAGGGCAATATGATAGCATTCTTTGATTTGTCTTTGCATTGAAAACAAACATTGTCACTCGGCAACTTAATATGTTTAAGAACATTGTCCAACTCTTCTCGATATTTAAACTCCATCTCTTCCCTTCTCTTTTGCCATTTATCCAAATCTATTAATGTAGTATCGTTATTTCTCTGGCTTATTATACCGTAATCGTACAACTCTGCTGCTGTTTTGTAAAGTAGAGGCAATGCCATTTTGTTTGAAATAGTACACAGCCATTCTTCATGATTACATTCGATTGAATAGTTTAAACTTATCCCACCCGTATCTCCAATAGAAGAAAAATTGGAATATATTTTGTTTGCTGCTGTTGGCATCTTGCCTGCTGCCGCAATCAAATATTGATTAAGGTATATTAGCCCGTTTCCTCCACCGCAAGTTGCACATCCATTTTTACTTACAGAAGCCTGATATGAGTCAATAGTAGATGAATCATAGCCGATAAATAAATGCAACTTTTTACGTTTGCTCTTATATGTTTTATTCACATAACTACTCGACACTTCCCCTGCTACTGTTGATACAGTTAATGTGTCCAATAGCTTGTTTTGTATTAAGTCGTAAACATAAACAGATACGTTACCGGTAAAATTAACCTGCAATGAAATTTCACTGATGAAAACATCTACAAAGTTGGAGTTATTACATAACTCTAAACGTATTCCCTTTAAATAACCCGCTTCGCCTGCTACTGTTATTTGGTTGTCGTAATAATATCCTACTCGCTGTCCTTCAATAATTGAGTTACTTCTAAACTTGTCCGATAAATGTGTTGTAATTTGATTAACTATAATCTCTTTCGCAAAGAGAATTTTATCTGCTATCAATGCTTCACCGGAATCATAATCATTTTGAACAATATCATTTGCTTGATTTAATGTAAACCCTAACATATCAAGATATAATCCAGATATTGGGGTTGTGCCTGAACACGAACCTTTATAGGATATTAGGCTATCGAAGCAAGACATAATAAAAGCAAGGGGCGTTTAAACCCCTTGCGATTTTATATTATGAATTAACTACTTTTATCTTGTTAAAGTAATTAACTCCTTCTTGCTCATCGCCTACAGCGTAAAGGTCATTAGGCAATCCAACAACTTTAGGCGTTCCTGTGATGTTTACAGAAATTACCCCGCAATTATCAGAAATAGTCAAGTCAAGAGGGAATGCGGTCTTTGGGTCTCGAATCAGCATGTGTTCGTAGTTAGTGCCGTTGCCGCCATAAACATATTCGCCATCAAATTGGTTATATGTTAAAAGAGCAAGTGCTCCGGGCTGCGTTACCCAAGCAAAGCTGTTGCCGCCTGCTGCCGATGCAACACGCTTATCGTAATAAACAGCAATTCCGTAATTATTCCAGATAGCATTAATATCAATCCCTTCGTTAGCGCAGCAACCCGCTACTGAACTCTGCCTAAAATAAGAGTACAAATCTGTACCCGAAAAGATAACCCTTTGAGCGCAATAACCTGTTTGCATAAGAGCAAGGTCAAGCGTTTGATAAAGCACAGGGTTAATATCGCCAGATGCAACTGATTTAAGCGTTGCTAAATCTAAGCGGTCTTGTCCTGTAACATTTTGCACATTGTCATTCCATTTGCCGATTAACAAAGCGGCATCGTTAGTTATTTGTGTTGCTATTTTACGCATTACAACATCAATACTACGCTGAATCTCTTTGGCAAATTGCATACGGTCGTTCTGACAAACATCACGCATTTCGTTTATATTCCATTTAAACCCGTGCTGGAATGTGCGATATGTGTCTATTGTGTATGTCTGTGTACAATCAAATGGCTCGTTGGTATTCGTACAGTTGGGGTTGGGTTGGTTAGTGGCAACTTCGCTCTCCAAATATCTTTTTTGATATTTAAGAACTACATTACGCACCTTGCCACCACCGGGTGAAACAATTTGCTGAAGCCCCATGTTGTTTTCTGCTGATGTAAGAAAATCAAAAAATGGGGTTGGCTCACGAAGCTCTGCTGCTCCGCAAGTTTGAAAATAATCCTCAAGATACCCTTGTAGATTCTCGCACGGATTAAATGAACTTAAATTACAATATGACATAATAAAAAGGTTTTTAGTGTTAGATGTATTTGCTCAAATCTTGCCTGAGCGATAGAGGCACTAATTACCCGATATTATTGTCATCGGTGACACGGTGGTATCTCTCTTATTTTGCCAATGATGGGTGAAGCCTTCTCATCGGTCTTTGGTTATTGTTATTATTATTATTATTATTTTGATTTTGGTTATTATTATTAAACTCAAACCTCTTGTTGGCATTAGGGTTGAGTTCATAAAGTTTAGCCGCCACTGCTTCCTCCTCTAAAATTTGAGCATACGATTTATAAGTTCCGGCTACCTTTTCATTTGGTATTCTTTTGCCATCTTTTGTTCTTACAATCAGTTCCCCGTTTTCGTCAAGGTCTTTGATGTATTTTTGATTAAGAATAGCATTAAATCCCTCCCTTTCAATAGGGGTAATATCTTTTTTAAGTTTCAGTTTGCTTTGATAATCTTTAGACAAATAGTCAATTTGAAATGCTTTCATCTTATTATTAGCCTCTGTTTTATAGGCTTCAAAGTCATCGGCTGTCTTTTTAAGTAACTCCCTTTCATCTTTCAACTTTTGTTCTGCTTTTAAAAGCTTATTCTCCCATTCTTTTATAGCATCACCACCCATTGTCTTAACCTTTTTTTCGAGCTCTTCTACATAATTATTTCTATTAGTGATAGCTTTGGTAACAAATATCTCAGCCATTTCTTCAATCTTTTTGTCTTTTAACTCATCGGCCGTCCAATCCAAAGAGTATTCTTTTGCCAACCTCTTTAAAGCTACTTCGGTTAATCCTAATCTTTTCCCATAAGCAGCATTAATCAAAGGTTCGATTAAATCTTTCCTTTCATGAATGGCGTTTATACGAACAAAGTTAGGCTCAAAGTCTTTCTTGAAGTCTTCCAATGTTTTAATCTTGTCAGAATCCATGCCTAAATACTCTACCAATGTTTTAAAGTCAGACATTTTGTTTTTTTTGTTTTCTTTGACGTTTTTTAGGCTCGTCACCTTTCGCCTCCGGTTGTTCAACCTGTATTACTTTATCAGTTAGCTCTGTTACTATTGGGCTATTTACATTTTCCTTTTTAATTACCTGCGGGGCAATAGTTACTTTTTTATTCTTATTCTTAAGAAGCCATTCGTCATATTCGGGGTCTTCTCTTTTCCAGTTGTTATATTCTAAAAAAGCATCGTTTTCGGCTAACGCCACCGCAAGGTCGCGATGTTGACCGTCTGATAATCTTACGCAACGTATATGAGTTACTTTGCCATTCGTTATTTCCATATTGCAAATATAAAAAAAAATTTTTGTATCTCAATATTGTTTACTAATTTTGTAACAATCAATTATAATCTATAACAATGGCGAAAAAAGAAGAATGCACCAAACATCAAATAATACTTTGTCCGGAAAACAAAAAAATGGTTAAATTGAAACAGGCGGAAGTTTCCCACCAAACAGATGTATCTTGGGCAATTAATAAGTTGCTCGCTGAATTAAGGGAATTAAAAGCCCAACGCCTCCCTTAACGCATCATCGGGATTAAAATTGCCATTCGACAGATTTCTTTCTATTACATCTTTAGGCACATTAAATACAGATACAGGCATGATTGAATGTTGACAATTATATCCTCCTGCATAACTCCAAATAGTTTGTGCGTTAGTATTTTCATTCATCCCACTCCACGGGAATCCGCAATCTTTCTCCACGCCAACACCTGCATCGCCCCCACCCCATGCTTCTATTTCTTTGTAGTGATAATATTTTGCGTTTCGCTCGTAACAGAAACAGCGTGTACCTCCAATCTGTTTGCCGGACTTAGAATAAACAGGCTCTATAATGCCACCACTCCAAACAAACCACTCCGATTCTAATTCATCGGATATTACTCCGGTATATTCACGGTCACTTATTGCGAATGTATCTACCGCTATTTGTTTAGCATAATTAGACAGCCGCCCATCAACATCTTCATTCCCCTCTACAAATTCCCGTATTGCTTTTACTGTATCTTTAAATGAGTTTCCTGCATTAATAGATTCGGCAAGTATATCTTTTAAAGGTGAAAGAAAGGAGTTTAAATCATCGCCTATTAATGATGCTACTGCATTGCGTTTTGATGTCTTTATCATCTGTTCTGCTAACTCGCTTGGTGTAAATGAATCTTTAAAAGCCTTAACAAAATATTTGTTGTTAACCTTCATCTGTGTGTCAAACTCAGAGGCGAATTGTTTAACAGCCTTCAAATAGTCTGAACCCAAAACAACCTCTTTTAACTCATCATTAATCTCCTCAACTATGAGAAGATTTTTTTTGCTCAATATAAACTTGCCGTCTTTTGTTTCGAGCTTATTTATCTTCTCTAATATATCCAAATAAATATCCCGTTCAGCTTTTTTAACAGATGAAAAAAAAGCGTCAGGCACACTTTCCAAACGCTTGTTCTTTTCTTCTATGAGTTCTTTTAGTGTCATGTCACTTTTTCGCCTGCAACATCTTCAATTACCGCCTCTGTCTTAGCTCTTCTCTCAGATTCCATCAACAATAGTTTGGCTTTTGACTTATCTACAAGTTTTTTCTTCTGCTCTTCAAGCGTTAAACTCATAAATGTTGAGTCTTCTGCAATTAACTCTCTAATAAAATCTATTGCTGAATCGTGAATTATAACCTCCCATTGTTCGATAGTGCCTTTAGCTTGTTTAAGCAATATATCTTCATTATTAAACGGCAACAATCTATCTGTGGCAATAATTAAGTCGAGTATCTTGCCTGTTTCCTGCTCGTTGAAATACATTGCTCTTAAGAATCTTTCCATATATATACGAAGCAACAATGGCGGTAACCCAGCTTTTATAGCGTTGCTCAATTGTACCATTACTTCTTCTTCTGTAACAAAATCAAAGTTCTGTGGATAATTAAATACAGGCTTCTGAAAGTCATCGCCATAACGCATATAACCTATAGCCTCCAAAACAAACTCCCACTTGCGGAACAGATTATAAATTTGCGGCTGTATAAAAGCATATAAACTTTTTAAGTCCAATACCATTCCTGTTGCTGTCATATCTTCGCTACCCTTTACTTCACTATTTGAGGTTTGTAAATGTAATATTTGCCTTGCCTTTTGTAAGTCTTTTTCGCACTTCTCTTCAAGAAATCGTAAGGAATCTATTTCTGGCGAAATAAACTCCAAAGGACTATGCTTAAATGTTGAATCCCCGTCATCGGTACGTGTTGCAGGGTTAAGAAGCAAAACACCTAATCGTGAAGTGCGGTCTTTCAGACCAACACCATTGCAAGATGGACACGTATAAAAAGCACCAGCCCCACCTTTTAAATCTTTATTCCATATCTGCCCATCGGTACATTTTGACCCGTTATTATCTTCAAACGAACATACAGAGCCAATCATTACCTTGTGTGGATATACGCAAGAATTTATACTTACTTGTAAATAAGTATTGTTTATTGCTACATTATCTAATAATGGCACTGCGAATAAAAATGGACTTTGATAAAGTAAATGACAATCTTTTATTATAGGTATGCCTCCATTTTTAATGACAGGAACTTTGCCCCATTCGTGAGAGTAATAAATTATTATTTCAAATTCAAAGTCAATATACTTGCCCTTTTGCTTTATATGATAAATATTCGTGTCATCATAAGCCTCGTAAATTTTGCCGATTTTCTTTTTTGAGCCTCCGTAATCCACCTCTGACTTCTCATCAAGCTCTACAAAACAATATCGCCCCTCCTCCCATGCTCTTAACTTTGTGATAGGATAATAATATGGTATGGGTTCAATCAATTCCTGAGAGTCCATTGTAACCTCACCTTCTTCATTTTGTATGACGGGAATGTGACATGGCTTAACAGCAATAACACCATTGGCATCAATAGTCTGAATAGCGGGAACTACATTTTTAAAATAATTCTCCAACCCGCCATAATATTTTATTTCTGTTTCAACATATTTTTCAAGTGTTTTTTCTGCCTGTACATAACTACTCGAATCTTCTTTGTATTTAATACTCCAATTCTTATCGTTTAAAGGACGCTGAAGGGTGGACATTAAATCAAGAAATACGGGAAGAGTAGTTTGTTTATATATTGATTTCATATAAGCAAACTCTTTTTCCGTTTGATTGGGAGCTGCATTTAAAAATAATCTATCTGGGAATACATTGTTTGTAGAATGCACTTTTATTGCTTCATACTGTTCTACCATTTCCCGATAGTTCGGGAAATATTCGGGTATATTAAGTTGTCCGGTATCAGTAAACGCTTTTGGCTTTTTGTTTATTGGGTCAAAAGGTTTCCATTTCTGTATAATGGAATCTGTGATTGCCAGTATTTCTTCTTGTGTCATCATTATGCAGCAAGCTTCATTTGTGGATGTTCAATTAAATCAATTATCTTCCATTCAAACGCACTTCCGCATTTTTTGCCTCCGCAATTTGTTGCGTGTTTTGTTTTTTTCTTTTTGTCTTTTTTCATATTAATGTTTGTTTGGTGTGAAGTTAACGTGTTTATCGCGCATTATCGAAAACATTTTATATCGGTGTTCTGCATTAAATGACCTTTGTATGGAGTGCATTATTCTATCTGCCCACTCTATGTAAACATCTTTGGTCAGCTTCTTGCCTATTCCGTTTCCATACAATGCCAGAAGGTAATGTTTTTGTTCTATTTCTTCAAGTGTCATATCCCAAAATTTATGCCCTAAGAAATCTATCTTAAACCCAATATTGTAATTGCCACCTGTTTTTGCCAAAACGCCTGAAATAAATAACTCATCCGCCATTGTGCCACCCCATTGTTTTATTTTATCTTGCGGAAATCCCTTATAGAAATATTTTTTAAATTCCTTAAACAACTTTTTGCTCGCTGTAGATTTGCGTACAAATTGAACGGAGCTTTGCAATGAACATATTTTTGCGTCATCTTTAAGATTAAAAAAATTCCAAACGGTTTCGTTATCCGCCCATGTGTAATCTATGGAGTCATTCTTGCCCCCGCAATGCACATATTGCACCAGATAATCTTCTTTGCGCTCGGATAATTTTAATAACAATGGCTCTAAGTCTTTTAAACATATATTGTCTGCGTCAAGTATCAAATTTTCATAATACGGCAGATAATCATAAACCTCAAACTTTACTTTGGCAGGGTCTATGCGACCATTGTGCATTATTAAATCATTAGGCAATAATATCGTATTTTCAAAATCAGAAAATTCAGCAAGATTATATTGAACCATGCCATCATGGATTACTGTAATAGGGACATTGGTATTATGAAATCTTATACTCCTAAAAAGATTAAAGGCTGCATAAGCATAGCCTATACGTCCGAAAGCTAAAATGACTATTCCCCTTGTTTTCATTCAAAAAAAATAATAGGGAAGGATTATCCCTTCCCTATCTTTAATCAATACCATTAATGCCAACAGGTTTATCATGAATAGATGGCATATTGAGCGATTGCCATTTAAACGTGCCTTTGAAATCCTGAAATTCGTTGTTGTTATTCGGAAGGCGGTCAGAGCCTGTTATTGTAATAACGGCATCAATAAATTTTACTTTCGGCTCATCTTCGTTTCCGCATTCAAATATTAACATTCCTGCGAACTTGCGTCCCTTGAAAATATCATTATAAAAATTTACGTTTGATGAGTTTACGTTTCTGTCAATAAATGTACCTTCCCGATTATAGTTTACAACTCGTGATGGCTGACATGGAACATTAGCCTCTACTTCAACAGGCGAGGCATAATCGTAAGAAATGTTGATATTCTTGACAATTGTTGCATTACCTGCCGTTACGAGAGAGTTAATTGCTGAAGCAGAAATGGTGGAAAGAGTAGAACCGCATTCTATAAATATTACCTGCGATGCACCACCCTGTCTTTCATAACCACAATTGTTAAGCAAATGCGCTCCAAGTTCGTCTTGGCAATTGTAATTTATACAGACTTGTGACATAGTTGTTTTTTTTAAAATAAAAAATATTGTTCTACACCTTGCTTTGAACAATAAGCACTTTGGATTTTACTGCCGTCCTAAAGGCACTAAGGAGAGATGATACAAAAATACAAATTTTTTTTATAAGTAACTCAAAATAAAATCTTTGTTTTGTTTAATTTTTTCATCATCCCAATCCCACCATTTTTCTTTTAGTAAAAATGCAATTTTCTCGGCAGAGAATCTATATTTTATAATCTTTGCCGGAACACCTCCAACAATAGCAAACGGTGGTACATCTTTTGTGACTACCGCCCCTGCTCCCACCACAGCACCATCACCAATAGTAACCCCACTCATTATAATTGTGCGTTCCCCTATCCAACAATCAGAACCTATATGTATATCTCCTTTGCTTATTGAATGCTTTGAATCTGTCCATCCCCATTTGCGCCAGTCAAACATAGATACACATTTATAATCGTGTTGAAAGCCGCAATCAAAAATAGCAAAATCAGATACCGATGTAAAGTTGCCGGTATATACTTTTGTAGTATCACCCCTTAATTGAGGGTTGCCATAACTATATCTGCCGTGTATTATTTGATTTGACATAGTACAAATTGACAATTATGTTTATTCCAATCTTTATGCAGAAATGGCTCTAAAAGAGAACGAACAGGGTCTATATGCTCATCTAAAAATTCGGTTGTGTAATCATGAGCGCAGATAATACTTCCGGATTTTAAGAATGGTGCAAAAGCTGAAAACTCATCCCGCTTATTACCTGCATCACAAATAAAAAGACATTTTTTGTCCTTTACCAAATCAATAATAAATTTTCTTTCTTTCAATACATCTAATTGATGATAGTTAACACCCAATCTTTTATGGAACTCTATTGTTTCTTGTGTCCTTTGTTCTTCAATATCGAATGTGTGAAATGGTACTTGTTTGCGTATTCCCTCTAATGCAAGAACGGTACTCATGCTACCCCAATATGTACCAAGCTCTATAATCATTTCTATTCCATCAATCGCATCAATAGCTTTTGAAATCAAATGGTGAACATAATAATTATGACACATGCCGACTCCTGCAAAGTCGGTGAACCATTCCCAGTTACAATCCTGTTCATGCTTGTCTGGCGTTCCTCTTAATTCTGTCATGTGTTATTTATATTTCGTAATATAGTTAATCCGTTATTATTAGATAAATGTTCGTGCAGTCTCCATTGGTTATTCTGCTGCATAAACTCATCAATAGCCGCCCAAATACCCTTATCGCCATTTATATAATTACACAATGCTTCACCCGTTATATACTCTCGCGGCTCCGGCTTTAACGCATAAGTAACGGTATCGTGGAAAATTAAATATTTAGTGACCTTATTAGCGTGCAATTGTAATTCTTTTTTTAATTGTGAATAAATGTGTAATGTATCTACAAATAGTAATTCTGTCGGCTCTATTTCTATTTTTAAAACGTCAGCAGTTTGAAATTTAAAATCAGTTTGTCCTTTCAAATAATACGCCTCATTAATATTATCATTCCATTCTATATCATAGCTTCTCAATGTTTTTGGCTGTGCTGCAAGAAACGCCCATGTAGATACAACATTGCGAACACCAAACTCGGTAACATGCGAACATTTTTCCGCATATCTTTTTAGAATAGGCAAATGTTCACTTATATCTGTCGTTCTTCGACACCAATATTCATATTTATCGTTAGCGTTCATATTGTGTGAGAATTTTATTAACAAGTTCGGCAGGCAAATGTTTGTCAATAGCATGATAGCCAAGCGTGCCTTCTCTGTAAATTGTTTCACATGAAAATCTGAAGCAAACATGTCTTGGGGCAAGCTTTCCCCCTACACGTTCTATGTGATTTGAAAAATACACATCTTCGTTACCATGTATTGCTTCATTATATTGTATTGTTTCTATCGTTTTTAGCATTATGGAAGGATTACGCAAACTTAATCCCCCATTCCCACCCCTTAATTGAAATGTCCACGGTGCGCCAACATAATCATAATCCATAAACTCCTCAATCCCATTTCTCAAAAGGCCGCTATCGTGTTGAAATATAAGTACCCTTTTATAATGCAAAAGAGACTTCCAGAAGTCAACAGATGTCATTATAGTGTTATAATCAGATAAATTATTTATCTTAGTAGGTTTTTTATGTATGATTTGCCAATCCGATGGCAAATACCTCCCATGTCTTAATATTATTGGGTGCATATCAAAATTTCTCGTCTCTACAATTACTGCTGCGTTCATGAAATTATTTTTTTGTTAAAGTTAGAATGTTGTTTTAATATTTCCGGCAATGTGTTTTTATCAAATGGTAATGCCTCTTCCCAAACAGTCTTACTCGCAGGGTGAAGCCACTTGTCGCCTTCTTTCCATTGGTAGTATGTTTTGTTCAACCAATCAGAGTGTATTTCATTTTTATGTCCGTGTATTGTCCATTTATAATCCATTATTGCTTTAGATTGCGCACAACTGAAATGATAAACAATACCATTCAACACATCTTCATTTTTATTATTACGATGAAGATTAAATATTCTTGCGGGCGCAAAATAATCAATACAATGATGGTTGAATGATTTCCAAAAATTAATAAACCCTCGAATATTATAACGCCACGCTTCTCCTTTCATGGCACTTTGCAAGCACCAGTCAAGGGATTGTGCTTCCCAAACCTCATCGGCATCACAGGCTAACAACAAATCATAACCATCTGTAAACTGAAACGCTATATCTCTATGCTGCCCTTCATGTCCTGCTTTTATCTTATGCCAATTTGCTTTATTTGTTGAAGTAAAAACAATATCCTTTAACTGCTGTTCTGTTTCGGGGCATTTAATATCCGAATGAAATCCGTAACTCGGATTTTCTGTGTAAAGAATATGAATCTTATCTACAAATGGCTCGATAGATTTTATAGAGGCGTTTAAATATTCCGCGCCATAGTGTAACGGATAATAAGCAACTATTCTCATTTATTATGTTTGTCGTGTAACATTTTTATATTCTTAGCCATGTTGTCAAAAGTAAAATTGGAATGACAAAGCATGTGTCCCTCATCGGCTATCTTATTTCGCTCGTCTTCATTCCGTAAATAATAAGATGTCTTTTGTATTAACTCATTAAAGTCTTTAAATGTATCTAAGTGTTTCCCTATTTCAAAATCCTTCTCTATCCCTACATAATGTTGAGATAAACAAAACGCCCCACTGCCCATTATCCTGAATATTCTATCGGAAGAAAATCTGTCCAAATCAAAATGATTGTAATTAATGGCAATCTTACATGAGTTATAATATTGCGCCTCCAATGGTTGTGAGTGCATTAAACTTTTTGCATTTCTCCACCCATTACCATAAACGGCAAATTTATTACCGAAATGTTTCTTCATCATCTCTACTAACTGCCGTCTGCTTTCTGATAGCGGAAATGAGTTACCGTAATTATTGCCCATAAAAACTATCTCCGGACAATTTATTTTATTATATCCTATCTTGTAAATATTCGGGTCTATTCCTATTTGCAGATATGCCGATTTACCTGCTAACTTTGTATTGAAAACATTAACATCGTGTTCGTTTGAGAAACAAGTTAAGTCAATATACTTCCCTAAGTTATAATAAAATTGCGGGATGGGTTGACGCACATCTCCCGTCCAGTTAATGGTAAACCATTTTGATAGCCTTTTTGCTGTTGCTTCTGTTAATGGTTCTGCTTGTTGTATTTGAAAAAAGATGATGTCAGGGCTACATGCTTCTGCCGATTGCACAATAGCATTATTCCAATCGGGAGTATTTAATGGTAGCTCATAAACATATTCAAAATTATCAAGCAATGCCTTAGTAAACCCGTTAGGATTATTTGTATCGGCACTACACATTAATCCGCTATGCAAAATTCTCATGTAACTTGTATTTTTCCCTTATGTGTTGAATATGAATTTCTTTTAATGCACTTAATGAAACATATTGATAGGGCGGAGGCACCACTGTTTGTGCATTTCTTATTGATTGGTCATAAGTCCTTATCTCTGTTAAATGATAATGATAAGAGCGAATAGTATATGCACAATTTACCAAAGCATATCCCGCCACATGAAGCTCTCTTGCTATTCTATTGTCACAACCCATTTTGCCTAACGGAAAGTCGCAATACTTTATATCCCGTACTTTCCCTCTAAACATCCATACATCTTGACTGCCCGGTTGATTATATACATGTGCTTCAAATGGCTTAATAGATTTTATGTCCCAACGGCTTAACAAATAGCAGTTATTGTGTCGCATATTTTCAGCGAAGATAATAGTTTCATCAAAAAAAATATCTGCATTAGCTATGATATTTATATCATCTTCGGTTGTCACCTCATTAATCTTTTTAAAATAATCCCGATATGATGGTCTGCCATAAATCTCATAAATTCTATCAATAAATCTATTTTCTCTATTCTGCTTCATACAAAAATCCAACTCTTTTTGCCGCTCTGAATTATTATGGATATATGGATTTATGAAAAGATTTATCATTTTTTTGTCAATATAAAATGTAAGTCATCAACAACATTCCAATAATGTTGTCCTGCAAATTGTTTCGCTTCGTTACTCCTTAATTGCCAGTTGCCATTGACTGCCTCTCCAACTACAAAATCAAAGTCACAAGCTACGTTATAATGGTCTAACTTATTCAATTCACGCCATTGTCTGTTAAAATAATAAACTGTTGCAGCAGGAATAAAACGTCTGTGTGTTGGGTCTTGAAATGCACGAATAGACGTACAGTTGGGAAATATCAAGGTCAACTTACCGCCCATTTTTAATATACGCCAACACTCATCTACAAATGAAAATAACTTATCCTTGCCGTTTATATATTCCATTGGGATGTGTTCGATGAAGTGTGAGCAAAATATTTCATCTGCATAATTATCTTCAAACGGATACGGGAAGTTATTTAAAAGGTCATGCTTAATATCGCAATCTCCCGCAATGTCAACGCCTATGTGGCCGGGCTGTTTGTTCTGTCCACAAGCTAAATCTATTTTAATCTTTTTTTCTTCTACCATGTTATATCTGTATTAATATCATAATGCCCCACTTTAACTCCGCAATGTATAGCACACCGATAGCCGTGTTTTCTCGCATCTCCCCAAAAATATAAGTCCTGTGTTCCCACTCCCTGCCCTTCTATTCCTGTGAGCGTTTTAAAAAAAGGCTTTCTCAATTTTTCGTCTTTAAACATTGATATTCGCCAAAGATTAAATCCCATTCCTGTTCCACAGCATTCTACTATCCCGCCATTTGGGTCTGGCGGTTGAGGTCTGAAGTTTAAAGAGTCTTTAGGGTTGCCCCAAATTTGGGGAACGCCATCTTCGCCTTTCGTCCAATATAAACCTCCAATACATGAGTATTGCGGGTTTTGTTCCATTGCCTGTATCAATCGCAATAATCCATCTTGCGGAGGGATATTATCATGTTCTATTGTTAGTATATATTCCCATTGCGATAATTCGGGATGAGATAAGACTTCATTTATGGCTGTACTAAATGCTTCACCCACTTCAAGTCCTATGGCAGCCATTCTATAAGAGGCATTGTTGGGTGGGAAAATTAATCCTAAGTGAGACAAATACACTTTCGTTGGTATTGATTTACCTGCGGGAATAATAACAACAACTCTTTGATGTTTCCATGAACCACCCTCAATAATTCTGTTGCCTGACTTTTCTAAATTGCTATTGTGTATGCCTGTTTCTAATCCTACTATCATATTTGTGATACCATAAATATTATTTGAGAACGATTCTGCGAACTACCGCCTGTTCCAGTTATTGCCGTTGTTGCTATTGATGATGGCAGTATATGACTTACATTATTTGCTACCGTGTTCGTTGTCGTTGTTGAAACAATACCCATTAATAATGGTCTTGAGCTAACATTTGTACCAAACATTGAACCCATTGTACTTTGAGAAAAAGACACATTCATATTGCTGAATGAGCCAACAGCAGCTCCTGCGCTTGATTGTGTTTGTCCGTAAACAATCCAATAATTGCCTGTTTGTAAACTATTAGCACCTGTGCTGTATAGCACCATGTTTAATCTCGCAACGGATGCGGATATATTACCGCCAACCGATGAACTATTACTGGTGGAGTTTGTTCCCCAGTACCAATAATGGCTTCTTGCTGTTACGCTGTTCTGTGAAAGGCGAAAACCAAAACCAAAAGAACTAACAAGGCTTAATGCCGTACCTCCGTTAAGCGTATATAAGCCATAGGCATTGCCGTATGTTATTGAGCCTGTTCCCGCTACTGTTGCGTGTGATAATAATTGAAACACTCTGTTGAAGCTAACAACATTTTGAACAACTAATGGACTAACGTATAGCGATACTGTTGTCCTGCTTCCTCCTGCTGTTGTTGTTGTTGCACCCGAATAGTTGGAGCTTGTTGCCATTGGTGGTGCTGATTGCGGGAACTGCGAAACCGTCATCCCACCACCGCCTCCGCCACCTGCATCTGCACTCATAGATAAGCTAACTCCATTTGAATTAACAGACAATGTCCCTGTCAGGTTAGTAAGATTTAATGCAGTGTTTGTTCCCGCCAAGTTATGCGATACGCCAACCGTAACACTTGAAATATTTGTGGAAAGTGTAAGTGTTATATTGTTGCCTGTACTAAATGCTATTCTTGCAACCGGATTTATAGTTGTTGCCGAATCTTCGACAGAGAATGAGCTATTGGTAACTGTTGGAACAGTATAAGAGCCTGTAATGGTTGAGCCATTTAAACCAAACGATATTCCATTGGAGTTGGAAAATACAATATTGCTAAGGTTATTGCTTGTCGTTCCTGCGCTTACATTAATGTTCGTTAATCCACCACCGCCTGCAACAGAGGCCGTCACCGTTGAACCATTAAGCCCAAAGGTAACACCGTTGCTGTTCGAGAATACTATGTTTGATAAATAGTTTGAATTTCCGCCTGCGGATATATTTATACGCCTAATATCGTCTGTCGTATTTGATATTGCATCTTGAACCAATGCAACGTACGCTGATGCAGAGGCAGCTCCACTTGGCTGTGTGAAGTCCGTAAATGTCCTTCTGTAAAATGGATTTCCGGTTGCAGAACCTGTATTGTAAATAACTATGTCTGTTCCATCATCATCTATAAAAAATAAAGACTTTTCTATGAATGATGTCACACCATCAATTACTATTTGAACTACCCCATCACCATCTAAAATCTGTACGCTCATTTGCAGTTCTTGTTTAAATTCAAGTCAGGCGTTTTTCTTACCTGAAATTTTATTGGGGCAAATACATACGCATCTTCTAACTCCGGAACTAAATCACCTGCCACGCATATATAACTCTGTGAATCTATTTTAAATGATGTATGTCGCCTTGCGATAGCAAAAAAATCATGCACCCACTCCGGTTGCTCCGGGATATATAACTCCCATTCTTTCTGTATTGAAGCGTAAATCACTTCTGTTGCCCCTTGCGAATCAATAAATGTATTTACATCTTCGGGATATTTCCATTTGTGTAAATAAGCATTAACTCGCATATATTGCGTAAATTGTGGCGTAAACGAAGTATAATCAAATCCGAAAGCATCATTGTCATTTGTAATAGATATTAGCTTAGAGCATGTATGCGTTGTCTTTAATTGAAAACATTGGGAGCATAATGATTTGGGATAGCAAGACTCCTGAAGCGTAACAGTAACATCATCAATGTTTGCTGCAAATGTTGAACTTGCAGAAAATGTTATCAATCCATTACTTGCATTTGGGATTACATCTGTAAAAACATAGCTCCCTGCTCCGGTTATTGTCCCTGCAAATGTTCCGGCTAAACTTACATTGCAAGTTCCGGCTGTATATGATGATACTGTAAAGGTGATTCTATAACACAAATTAGAGGTCATGCCATTTAATGTTTGTGTTAAATCTCCTGCCGCCCCTGCTGTATGTGTTGCCACACCTGCTGCAATAGACCAGTTAGTTCCAACATTCCAATTTGTTGAAGAAGGGAAGCTGCCATTCACCACCAAATCTCCAAATGGTTCTGTGTCGGTACATCCACCAACATCATATCCATTCACGATACAAATTTTATAACAACCATCCGGCAATGATGAACCACCCGCAAAAGCAGACCATGTTGTGTTAAAATATACATAATTATTTATCATTTCTGTCATATTCACAGACACGCCAACAATATTATCATTCATATCTGTTAATATAGCTTTATAGGAAGTTTGCATCTGATAAGCACTTATGTCATCTAAAGCACCATCAAAATCTGCTGTTGGCAAAAATTTTAGCTCCGTGCCTGTTGCAACAATATATTGAGTGTATGTTCCTGCTGCTGTTACGGCTGTTCCGGGCGTTGTTCCGCAATAAGGTGTAATAGACCCTTCTATTTCTATTGCAGGATTGGTTACTCTTTTTACTGTAAATGTAACCTTATACGTCTTGCCTATTGTTAAAATACCATTTTGCTGTAAATAATTAGAAGCCCCGACAATGTGATTTGCTCTTGCAAGTGTTATGCCTGCAAAAGACCAACCGGAAGGTGGAGTGCCAGTGTCAGTAGTGTCCGATGAATCCCAATTTTGAGCAAATGATGTTGATGAGGGGAAGTCGCCACCAACTACCAAATCATCGGTACATTCAGCAGCTATAAACTGAAAACTCAACGGGTCTGACCATTCAGCCTTTATACATTCTACTTCGCGCTGGTCTCGACACATACATGAGTAATCGTATGTTTCAAAATTTACAGCACCGAATGGTATTGGTGTTACTGCTGTGTTTGCCATGTTAAGCCCATGCTATCATTTCTAAATCAACCGTTGCAGAATCTGCCCTTGCAGTAACAACATCCCATGAAGTAAATGCCGCTAATGCTGCTGCTGCCGCACCTGTAGTATTTACATCACTTCTTACGTCTTCTATAGTGAAAAGCTTTCCGGCAGGTAATACAACATAAAAGGTATCGCCACCTGTTGTTACAAACCCAAGTGTTACAACATTGGTGTCATCGTGATTAAAGAAAATTGCTTTTTTAAGCGAAAGCAAATTCCCTGCATCCAACGAAGAATCTATCTCAAGAATATTAATAGTAGTCGTTGTAACAGGGATAACTTGTGCTATAGGGTCTTTGTTAGCTGCAACTGTTTCTACAAATGAACGTGTAAACACACTATTGCCTAATGTGTAAGATACGGTAGTTGTTACCGTTGCTGTTACTGATGTTAGTGTTGATGCCATTGTTTTTTATTTTTAAATGGTTATTAATTTAAATGATGTCAAGCCTGTTTTTTCGGTGTAGCTGACTTCTTCTATCCACCCTAATCTATTATTTAAAATATTGTTGTCTTTTCTAAAGATTATATATTTATCTCTATTATTGCGTATTGTTTTAAACTGTTCGAATGTTAATGGGTATTCAAAAGTAAACTCTTTAGACGGCTTCACTGTGTTATGGTTGACAATAGTCTTATTACCAAAGACCGCATTCCCACTCATTGAAAAGAGCCACCTGCGTATTTTCCAATAATTCGTTAAATGATTATTCATAGTATAACCATCAATAGTTGAGTTATAACCATGTGTATATCGTATCGAATCGGCATCAGCTCCCAAAGTGCCTGTAGTACATTCAATAAGATATATTTTTTCATCATATTTATTATCGGTTGTAGTTATTTGATTGTTTATCGAGTTCCAGTCAACGATATATTTATTATTACAATCAACCGCCTGTGTTTGACAGAATGTGCCACTATACCATGTATTTTGATTTATCAGGTCTGCCCTTCTTCCCTCTTTCGGTGAACCATCTCCCACCTTTATTTGGTCTTTAGTAAAACGAGAACTTATCTCATATTTCAAATTCGGAACATTTTCTATCGTAATAGATTCCGATTGAGAAAAGAAATAATCTACAGGCTCTATTCGCATTGTTATATTACCGCCTATATTTGTTAATGACATACCCAAATTAAACTCTTTCACCAATTCAATATATATATCCTTAAAAGATATTATTGGTGTGATTTGATTTGATGCGCCACGTAACTGACCACCTGTCATAATAGAGAGATACTTCATTCCATCTGTCCCGGTCTGAAAGTCCGTCCGCGTATAACTTATTGGGAATCCACTAAAGCCATTTAATAAAAAAGAATCTATTGTCCCAAATGGTAAATCCGTTTCTATTGTAACAGTATCAACACCATCGTGGTATGAGTTCTCAGCCAAGTTAAAATCATTAGTATAATAATTATCCCTAACATCTGCCGGTACTGTTCCTTGTGTAACTAACAATGCTACGTTGCCCAATGCTGTTCCCAATACAGCACTATGCGGAATATTAATAGTATTTTGCACACCTAAATAATTTGTCCATTTTAATTCATTAAAGTTTGGTGGATTGGTGAGTTGGGATGTGTTCAGGAACTTTATTTTGGTGATATATCTTTGTGTGGTATCATTTTGAAAATAATTACTAACAACAGTAACATTATTAACCCCTTTGGTCATACAGTCAACAAGGTATTGTAAAACATCAATAACATAATATCCGGTTCGCTGCGTTTGTACTGTCCCTGTCATATCCCATAAACCTAATTTTCTTGGTGTTGGTGCTGTTACAGACCATCCCATCCCTTTTGTTCCACCCAAATCAAATTCGTTGTCTGCAAATGCCTGTATCTGTGAATCTAAGTTATTATCTTCGGCATTACATGTTATTTCACATTTCCATTCATCTACTTTTATCTCACGTAAATTCATTATGCCTTCGAAAATATTATAATAACTTTCGCCACTTTCGCAAATCTTGTCTATGCGTATTTCTACCTTATCACAAAACCCATTAGTATCGAGCTGGTTTTTTATATAAGTATATCCATCCCCATGAAATACGAGGTCGGAAGTATATTCATACAATAACGCATTTAGATTATCGTTGCGTGATATTTTTATTGATGCCTCATCCCATCCTTTTGGGTCGTCATTAATTTCAATGTTGTCTAAAAAGAACTTGTAAGTCTTCATGATATTCCTCCCCTTCTCTTTATTATTTTAATATAATTTCCGCCCTCAAGTTTCTTGTTCAAAAGCTTTAATTCCCTAACAATATTTTTATCATTTCCCCGCAATCCATTTGCTATATCGTATGCGTTCACCCTTGCGTTTATCTGCAATGAATTGGCAATATTATCTGCAAAGTTGCCATTTTTCATTGCAATAGCTATCCTATTGGCTTCTGGCGCACTTATCGTTTCATCAAATATGCTTTCAAGTATCGGTCTGTACTTCTTAGCCCTCTTTGTTGGTATTACCATTTCGCCCGGCATAAGAAGAGCAGGCACACTGTCCTTCCCTTCAATACCGCCTTTAACAGATTTAGTTCCATGTGCTAATTGAAAGGCAGGTATTGTCTGGGCAGCTATTGTTGCAATGCCTATTCCAGCTCTTACATTTGCCGCTTGTGCTTTTGCTATAGCAGCCGATTGATAAACTGCTGCCAAAGGTGGTGTTATTGCCGATAACTCAGCAGCAGTAGCGTAATATCCCGCTTTTTCAACCTGTAATTGTTGAATTATTTTGGCTATTGCAACTATTTTTTCGAACAGGAAGAATGCTTTTGCAAACCCAGAACCTTCTTTAAACAAACTTGCAGCTACAGCAGCACCCTGTATTAACGCATCATTCTCAGCTTGCAACAATTGCTCCTTTGCGTTTAAGTATTCTTCGTCTGCTTGTTTCTTAGTATTTAGAAATTGCTCGTAATCTTTTATTCGCTGCTGATATAAAGCATCCTGTTGCTTCCCAAACTCTTCTTCAATTTTTAATTTCTCCTGATTCGCTTCGTATAAAATATTATCAATTTCATCCTGTGTTAAATCTTCATTTTGTATTTTAAAATTTGCCAATTCTTCAATACGCATTTTTTCCGCTTCGAGTCTTTCAACAGTCCCTTCTTCTGTTTCATTTACCATCTTATCAAGATGCGCTATAAACATTCTCTCCGCTAATTCATTTGACTCTTGTTCATTTTTTAATTCAATGTCTATAAGCTCTTGTTTTCTTTTCTTAGCATATTCAATTTGTTCGTCAATACTTTTTTTATAGTTATCGGTTAATTGTTTTCTTCTTTCCAATTCCTTTTTTGCTGCCTCATCTCCCGCATCTGCCAACTTTTCCAACTCCTTCAAACTCATTTCCTGTAACCTTAACTTAGTAATCAATGATTGTGTCTCTGCTGTATCATTTGCCCCCACCTGCGCTGTTATCTTTTTAAGTACGCTTAATTTATCCTGAAGTGTTTTAACATAAGTTTTATCTATACCATCCCATGCTTTTATACTATCTTCAAGTTTTATCTTCTCTAAATCTCTTTGTGCATTTGTCATATTTAAAAACTCCTTGCCAGTTTCTTCAAGATTGGCGTTATACTGCTTTATCAATGTTTGTGTGGCTGTGCCGAATATTGCCGATACCATGTCGCCACCCGATAAAATAAACTCACCAATCGCCTCTTGCACATCGCCAATTTGATTTTTTAAATATGCCCACCTGCCTGCCGAAGTGGTTAATGCTGTATCTGTTGCGCCTTGAAACTTTATAAGTTGCTGTTGGATGGAGTTATAATTTGTTGTCTTATCACTTGTTGAGTCAATAAAAATACCGAGTTCTTTCAATCCTCGCGTCTGCCCGTTTAACCCATTCCGTATTTTATCTACTGTTCCCTCCCAATCTCCCGTTGCACTTGCAGCGTCAACAACTGCCGGTATTAATTTATTTACCTGTTCAGTAGTTAAACCAATGGTGAGAAATAATTTCTGTGCTTGCTGTATTTGGTCGTCAGAAAATATACTTTGCTCTTGAAGTTGTTTAGACTGTTCGAGCAATTTTTGAAAAGCCGAATTATTGCCTCCCGCTATATTTTTAACCGCGAACTCCAATTTTTTTGCGTTCAACTCGGCTTCCTGAAATGCTTTCACGGACTCCTTGCCAAACTGAATTACTGCTCCAACACTAAAGGCTATTCCCATAGCAGTACCTATCTCAAGCAATGTGCCTTTCACCTGCTGCATTGATGTATTTACTTTACCAGATTCCGATTTAGCTGTAGAGGATAGGGAGTTAAGCTGAGATTTCATTTGGTCTATCTCTGCCTTAAATCCTTCAATCTCCGCTTTAAATACTGTTATTATTTCTGACATAGCAGTTAGCTTTGTGTGGTTGCTAATTTTCTGCCATGCAACTGGTAGGCACTATTTTACTAAAGGCAAATTTACAACAAAATTATCTAATTTAAAAAGAAATTCTTTTACACTTAACTTTTTTATCTCCTTGTATTGAACAACATCGCCATCGGCTAACATCATTATCAGGTTGTTGAAGTTTCTGTCTTTTTCTTTAATAAACTCCCTGATAAAATTGTTTCCATCATTCTTTGATACTGTTCCTCCTTTGGAACGGAACTTTTCAAATATTCCATCCATTGACCTTCTGACATATTCAATGAGTGTAAAAGCATCTTCAACTGTTTTGTGTGCAAAAAAAAAGAGTAGTTATTGTTCGAATCAATATTCTTAAACATCGCCACCTTTTCAAGGTGTATATTATTATTGAAAGATACAGGGTCTTCATCTTCTCTTATGAATTGAACAGCCAAAATATTATAGATAAGCTCAGAAGGTATTACCATTTTCGCTCGCTCTCGTATCTCATTGTTTATGGTAATTATTTTAGCCATTTGTTTTGCAAACTCTTTATCTCTTACAAGAGCAGCATTTACACTCTTGTCCGATTCGTCAAGAAAATAAAGAAGATTCTTTTTTGTCAACCCATTATTTAACCATATTTTGTAATTTTCAGCTTGAGCAACTCTATTTATAGGCATAGCCAAACCATCAAAGCTATAATACCATTTGCCATCTGTATCGGCAAACTCACGTTTTAGCTCTTTGTGGGTTAATGGTGTTTTCTGAATAGAAAACAACCATTTATATATTAACTTACGAAGCAATAAGCGGTTTTATTAGTTGTATTCCTTCCGAAACGTCTTGATTCATTAAGTCCTGAAACGATTGATTTGCCTCCTCATTAGTTTTACCTTCCAACATAATAGGCTTGCCATCTTCCGCAATTTTTATCTTGCCATCTTCAACAACATAATAGCTATCCCGCAAATCATTAATCTCCTTTTGTATCTTTTGAATCCTTGTATTATATTCCTTGTAAAAGTCTTGAATGCGCGAACGATTGAAATAGGCGAGTACAGAGCCTTTATTAATCCAGTCGGTTATCTCATTATGGAAGTTAATAATTTGTCCCTTTTTCATAGCTTCTTTTCTAAATAAGTCCAACAAAAATAATTAATAAACGATGCGCTCGTGCAACAAATAATAATCTCTTTCCATAAGTGGGTAGATAATCCGTTGAGTGAATAAAATACAAACAGTCCCCAAACAGAGGCAAAGCAAGCGCAACAGCCAATTATCGGCTTAAGCGCATAAACACAGGCATTGCAAAAAAAATATTCATATTTCAAACAGTCAATAGTCCATTTTATCTCTTCTACTTTCATAACATTAGCACCTCCGCTCTTAAATGCCTTTAAAATATTAGATTCTTTTTCGAGACTTTCATTAATTTCTTTTAATTGATTTTGAAAATATAAAAACGGCTTCCTTAAAAAATGAAGAATCATACCATCGTCTGTAATTGTTCTAAATCCCAAACAGAAAGCAGAAATGGATATTATTGTCAGCAACAATTGTTCAATGCTCATATTGGATTTAGTGTTTGCGACAAATAACTCACGGATGTGTTAGTACTATCATAAACCTTCTGAAACCTAACAGAAAGACAATCATAATAATTAGAACCTATTTGAATAGATTCTTTGGGTGCGTTTGGATTGGTTGCGGTTGTCAGTGTAATCCATATTTCGTAAGAATGGTCTGGCATAAATACCTGTGAGCCGCGTTGTATTGTTACTATTCCCGTAGGGCTTGAAGTTGTGCTGAAGCGCACTATTCTATCAAGGGTAATGTCATGAAGAAAGACATAGACTGCCGTTGACAAGAATGCTATCTTACCTACAACTAAATCAGTTATACAATTAGCAATAGGCTCTGTTGGTGTGCAAGGGTTACAAACACTCATTTTTTTATTTCGTCTTCTGGCAAGATTATACCAAATAAATTATTCATGCGCAAATATACAATTATTTTTTAAAATAAAAATTATTTTGCATGTACCAATCATATAAAAAAGTATTGAAAAGATAGCGCACGCAATCTGCTTTATCTGCTCTTTCTGATATGTCTTTGCGATTCTTTTTTATAATTGTGCCGTAAGCATCGCATTGAACTATTCGCATATCCGTTTCTGTTTCTTTGCAATTAGGGTTTATCTTAAAGTCGTCGAGATTGTGGAGAATGAAGTTAGACATCGCCCTGCTATTTTCATGCGTAGGATTAGATGGCAACTTAAACTGCCTGCCACTCAAATTAAGTTGGCGTTCTATTTGTAAATAAAGCGAAGCATTATCCCTTTGTGTTATATCGCCACGCTTCCCCATAGCATCACCAGTAATATTAAAAGCATACTTATACTTGCCATATTTTGATTGTATGTGGTCGCATAAAGAGCCAATAGAGCCATTTTCAATGCTCATCTCGTCAAATATGTGGCAGTGCATTTTATTGTCCCGCCATATATGCGCAAATATTACCGAGAAAGGATTTAGATTAAAATCAACCGAAATAAATATTTGTCTGTTGGGATTAAACACCGCTTCGGCAGATGTATGCCTTTGTTTATCGTAAGCATAAAAAAACGGATTAACTATTTTAACGACATTCCAATCGCCATTTACAAATTTTCGATATTCATCTTCCGGCATATTTTCTTTCAAACTTTCAAGATATTCGCTGCTTACATAGGGATTGTCGGTTATCTTGGCCGGAATATATTCCCATGTTTGTGGTAATGTGTTATCAACCCATCTGTCGTACCAAACCTCTTTCACCCATTCGTGTGTCGGGTTGCAAGTGCTTAACACCAATATTGGCGCATTGCCAATAGCATGATTCCACGTTCCTGCTCGCTCAATCATTTTGTAGAAAGTAGCCTGATTGCATTCGTTAAGCTCATCAAATCCACCACCGTTTATTTCAAGTCCTCTAAATCTATTTAGCTCCTTATCCTCGTCAAAAGATTCAGCCATAAATATTATTTGTGAACCATTCTTAAATGTTAATGTAAACGTGTCTCTGTTAAACTCTTTTATATGCGGTTGTAGCCCTTGTTCAATTATCTGTTGAAGTGAAACTATGAGCGTCCGTTTAAGCGTGGGAAGTGATTCACGAACAACGCACCATCTGCTTTTGGGATATTTAGAACATAAAGATATGAATGTTAAAAGAAGCCAATAGGACTTACCCCCTCGAATAGCCCCTCCGTAAAGTATCACCCGCTTTGTTCCTGATAATGCTAACTTGTAAGCCTCAGTTTGCTTTTGGCTTAGTTTCATTGAGTTCAATTACAAATTGAGGTGGATTTAATTCAGCACCATCAGCACCAGTTAATTCTTGCCGCGCAAGCAGCGGCACAGAGTATTGCGCGAATTGGTGCATCATCTTTAACGCCTCTGTTGGATTATTTTTTGCTACCTGATTAAGCCAATTAGCAATATTATCTAAATTGTTTTCCACGAGCTGACCGAAAGCATTGCGAATTTTCTCCGTACTTTTGTTTGGTGTACCCTTTTGTCTGCCGCCTGTTTTAGGAGAGCCTTTTTGTTTAGCCATTCTATATCAATCTATTATAGATTGCAAATATACAAATAATTTATTTATTTATAACAATTTCACTTTTGGGTTGTGGATAAATTTTTGTTTCTTTACTTTTAATAACAAAATGTTGGGAGCTTATTGGGAATCCGGTGTGGCATTTTTTGAAAACAAAATCTTTGACATCATCTTTGTTCATTGGCGCTTCAGATATACAGAAATCAATGATTTCCCTATCGAATGCTTTTAATTTTATAATTGTTATGTATGCTTCTGTCATTTTAAATATTCCTCAATAACTTTTATAGCTTCGTCTATATCGTAAGCCACATACGCTTTATATCCCTTTCTTTGTGCTTTTTGTATGAATGTTTTTTGGTTTTCTGTAAGTTTGTTAGGTTTTATTTTTAGCTCCAAGAACATACCGTTAAAGCCACGCCTTGCTTCTGCTATGAAGAAGTCGGAAACACCCGCAAGAACACCCATCCGTTTTAATTTTGCTCCGTGACGAGGAGATGTTTTTCTTTCGTTGGCTATATGAAATGCTAATACATCCGGATATTGCATACGCAAAAAAGTGGCAACAGATATTGTTAGCGAATCTTCTTTTTTCACAGCGAATAATTAAAACTGCATTAATCTTTTTACATAACCGGAATCAGCTTTCCATCTCTTTTCAAGGCATTGATAATAATTGTCGTATTTTGTGCTGTCCCAATTCTTTTCCTGCCATGATTTATATTTGTAAATAGAAGCCACCCATGTTTCGAAGCATAAATAGCCTGATGAGTCCCTTTGAAAGCCAAAGAGGTTATTCTTTTGCAACGAACAATTATTGCATTTGAGATTACCTGTTTCAAGCATGACCTGTTTAAAAACTATTGAAGGGAATTTTATTTTAGCCCTTTTTATTTCTGCTTCCACATTTTCTTTAGTAAGCATATCATTGGGGTATTCGATATAGACTATTGGGCTCTGTGTTAAGTCTGGGCATTTCTTTTGAGAGTAGCCAAGAGCATACATAATAACACAAAGTATTCCTATGCCAGAAAAGAAGACGATTTGTAAAGAGAACCTCATCAGAATAATTGGTTTATGCTTGTAATATCTTCCACAAAGATAGATTTTTCTCTATTTATCTGCATCGCTTCCTGAATTGATTTTATTTTTCTTTCTACTTCCTGAATCTCGTTGATTACACATTCCAACTCTCTATAACTCATTTTATCTGATTCGACAAAGTCAATAAGCCCCTTTTGGTATCTTTTCCAGTATTTTAATTTTTCGCCAAGTGTTAACTCTTCGTATTTTTTTTTTATTAACGGCTTTCTTTTTCTATTTTGCATCATAGTTGTTTTTTTAATGTTAAAATGGACAATGCTGTACTAATATTTTTTCTTTCTTTTGCAAGGTTTTAAAAAGTGTTTTTTCGCCTATTACTTTTGTTTCACCCTTAGCTCTGTACACTATTCTGTTAACGGAATATTCTCGATTTAATCGGGTAACTGATTTATCTTGATTTAATCTGTATGCAAGTCTATCAGATGTGAAGCCTATTTTATACTCCTCTGACCACCATTTTATTTTTATCTCATTGTTTATCATTAAAGTAAAAATAAAAAATGTTCGCTAATAAATGAGTTATGCGTAATGGCTATCTGACCGTTTCCAAAGACAGTTTTGTGTAGGAAACAAAAAGAAAAAAGCCCATCGCACATTTTAAAACATTTTAAGTTGAGCTGTTTCATAAGGCATAAATTCTTGATTTGGTTTGTCTGTGTGTTCAAAGTTAAAAGGTGCTTTTTGTTCAGCTTTTGGGTATGGCTGCTCTTGCCATATTGTTTTTAGGCTTTGGTCGTAAATAATCAAATATCTATGCTTTTGGCTTTTATCTCTCCATTCACCGTTTAAATGTCTGCACTTTCCCCTTTGCAGTTTTTTGTATGAACCATCTGCTTGTAAGATAAAAAAATCTTTCTTTGGCGAAGTAAGTCCGTAGTATTTAAAATTGCAAGCCTGATAAATATAACCTGTGTGGTGGTCGCTATCAGCATAAGTAAGCAATGCAACTACTTTTTCAATTTTACGAAGCAATTTTATACTACCTGAAAGAAAAAATGATGTAAGATTTTTTTCGTGTTTATGGGGGTTCATACAAAGTCTGCCTAATTCCATAAAGCCATCTAACTTATAAGATTGTATGGCAAAGCAACCTTTTACAATTTCTTTTGCTGATACAGTATGAAACACACAAACACCAATCAATAAACGGCTTTCATTTTCAAATAAGCCAAAGTTAATTCCACTCCTGAAATTGCCTTCTTCGTGCAAATAGTGGTATTCATCTAACAGCTTTTTTGCTGTATATCGGCTTATTTTTTCAATGAAATATTTATCTTTTAATGCCATCGCTTCTTTTTTCTTTTTGTTTCTGTTTTCGTTTTCAATTAAAGTTTATTCTAAATTAACCGCCACATACGCATAACACGGGTTTTGCGTCATTAGGTGGCATTGAGCTTTGTGCAAACTTGGAAGCTGTGTCGTGGCCACCAAACGAACGCAAAGCCCAAAACCGTTAGCTGCAATGCCCCCCGCCTATGCTTCGTGGACAACTTCGCAGTAAACCGACAACTCCTCGCTTCGTGGACTTTTCATCACGACAGTTTATCAACGCTCGACAGTAACTTTTTTTCATTCACGCTTTGCATCGTTGGACAGTTGCGCTCGGCTCGACAGACAATTCAAAAGAACATTTTCAAAAACTTATTACAGCCATTTGGCACATTTGCCTTTGCCCCAACAGCCCTGAAACTTTTATAGGGGCAAAGTCAAAAGAGCCAAATCAAATACAACTATATGACTTCGGAACTTTTCAATTTATCAATTGCGGACAAATAAGATTCTAAATTTTCTTTATGTTCATCAAGTTTAATTAATAATTCTCCGACAGTATTTTGATAATTAATATCGGGAAGATTTATCGTTTGTAATTCAGCATATTCTTTATTGAATGTAGCATTATCGCTTTTTGAGGTGACAATATTAAAAAACAATGGTTGTAAATAAAAAGCGATGAATCTTAAATTTATTTTTTTCTTCCATTCTGGTTTTACGGTCATCACATAAGCGTGGTCATTTGTTGTATAAGTAAAGTTTTTAAAATATGTCATTGACCCCGCATATCCATTACGAGCAATCAAAATAGATTCTCCTGAAAATATTTTTATTTGCCTTCCATCTATCTTTGCTGACTTTGAAACAAAGCCCATATTTTTATCTTCAATAGTAGCACTTGAAAGAATTTTTAACTGTTCATCTATTGAATTGGGTTGATGGTGATAAACAAATTCTTCCGTAAGTCCACTATTGCCACCCTCAAATGAAAACATATTTTCTATTTTCTCTTGAATTATTTTCTTTGGCTTCTTTAATGAAATCTTTTTTCTTAAAATTTTACTTGCTAATTCTACAAACTCTTTTAGTTTATATTTTGAAAGTTCATAAGGTCTCAAATGAAATTCTGAAATTAAGTTGTAATAATTTTCACTTTTAATTTCGGACATTTCCACATATTTGAATTTATATCCTACCAATCCTTCTTCCTTCTCTCTCTTATTGACTTTTCTTTCATAATTAGATTTATGCTGATTAAATATTTTTTTATTAGAATGATTCTTAGCATTAGTGACAGCCAAAGGAAAAAGATTTTCTAATTCTGCAATGTCATCGTGATATTTAGTTTTATATCGCTTATCGCTATTAGCGTATCCATCATAATCAAGAATGTAATGCCAAATTGGAAATTTTTGGATTTCCCCTATTTCATCTTTTTGCTTTTTAGACATAAAGAGAACATAAGTTTTTTCTTTTGTGTATGGAGCAAAAGCAAATTTTGTAAGAGAGATGATTGAATATATATTGCAGTGTTCCAATAATTTTTTTCTGAATCCCGACCGTGACGGAGTTTCCAATGCTCCATCATTTAAGACAATCGCTATATCTCCACCATATTGTGTTGCCTTGACAACTCTTTCTGTAAATAATAATTCCATTCTTCTTTCATTGGTAAAATCAAAGTTGGCAACATCCGCTTCGCCATCATATTTTCCCATAGGCGGATTAGTTAAAACATAATTAAATGTTTCTTCTTCCCATCCTTTACTTTCATCCCATCCAATTATAGAATCATTTTCATAAATATGAATATGACCATCGCCAACTAAAAACATATTCAATTTAGTTCGGGCAACTGATTTATCATCATTATCAAATCCCCAAAAATATTCTTCTTTCAATTTCTTTTTTACTTTCTCATTTAATTTTGAGTTTGCAGAATAATTATTTACCAATGCTTTGAATCCTTCCGTCAGAAATCCGCCTGCACCGCAAGCGGGGTCACAAATTTTTAAATCTCTTGGATTAGTTTCATTTCTCAATAATAAACGAGACACTACGCCAGTAATGTGTCTCCTTGTGTAAAATTCTCCAAATTCTTTCTTTTTTGTTTGAGAAGCAAATTCTTCATAGATAGCACCAAAAAGGTCAAAGTCTGCTCCGTGAAAATTATACTGGTCAAACTCAGTATAAATTTTTACAAAATGTTCGTGCTTTAAATTTTTATGAAACTTTATTAGGTCTTTAAAATCTTTATAAGCGTGTTCTTTATATCGGTCATTATGCCAAATATATTCTACCATTTTTTCAAATTCAACTTTCAAATCACCGTCTTCTCTTTCCAATACAATATCTCTGAAATCACTCCACAGTTTAATTACTTTGTGTAATGTTCTTTCATTCTTTTCATATTCCTCAATATATTTTAAGACGACAAAGCTAATTGTAGGTTCAATCCTGTCATCGCCATTTTTTATACCAGCAGAGCGGTAAATGTCAGACAGAGTTTTTAATGATTGACGAAATTTAGATTCGGAGAATGGTTTTGCTAAGGTGACAGTCTTGTGTCTGACATTAGAATTTTCGGCAGTAACCTGTTGCCCAATTTTTTTTAATACATCAACTCCTACGAAACGATTAAGCAATTTATCATCAAGAGAAATTTCTTCATCGTTATTTATATTATAATATCTTACTTCGGAGACACAATTCGTAACTATATAAAAATTCAGTTTTTGCTTTTTGGCTTTTTCTGCGCCTTGTTTCATCGCATCCCGCCAATCCATATCTCCAACATTTGACTTGCGGTGTTTTGCCTCTATCAGACAGACAATATTTTTTTCAAATGCTTTCTCGGAATATTTGGAAGTAGAAATCCAAATATCACCTCTTTTATTTCCCGACTTTTCAGTGGTGACATCAACTTTACAAAATACTTTTTTGATTCCAATATCCTCCAATTGAGGTATCAAACACTGGACAATATCATTCGTTTCGTGACGCTTCACAGTAGTTGGCGGTGCTATGAAAATTGGGTTTTCTGCCCACGAAAGTAAGTCAAAATAATTTCTCCTCATAATTTTACTTATTAAGAATAAACACTTCATTGTTAATATCCAATAGCACACGCACATTTGCAGTCAAAGCCCTGCAAAAGAGCGTGTGCCTCGACAGATAAGTTTTTGAAAATGTTCCCCGACAGCAGAATTTGACTTTTAGGTAGTCAAAAATGTAATTCCCGTTATTGGACAACTTCGACAAAAGACAAATGCAAATACAGGCGGGGGCACAGCCAGCTAACAGCGCATTTGCTCTATTGCCGCCATCCTGCTTATATTGAGTTTCGTTTTTCATATCTTTGCTTTTCGTTTCGGCAGACAATTTTGTGCTTCGTAAATCGGCAACAAAGCAAATGCGCGGAACGTTAAGCAACATCATACAAATACTTTTTCATTGCATCCATTCCTCCTCTCTTTTCAATGCGGCTTGTTTCAATAAATACGTCAACTCTTTGCTTCTTATCGGCAACAGGTTTGCGCCCTGCATTACTCCTTTTGCCACCGTGTTTTTTTTTGTCTTGTTTTTTATTTTTCATAAATTACTATTAATGTATTGTGCCGCTGCTTCATAATCTTCTTTTTTCATGTTAAGACGAATCGAAAATGTGTCATCTAAGGTTTGATTAACCTTATGCAACCAATTCCTTCCCGCCCTAAATAGTGATAACCATTCCATAAATAACATA